GCATTCTCAATTGAGAAAGTCACTGTGACTGCAAAGTCAAGAGCACTGAAAGCTGAGTATTCATTAGAACTCGCACAAGACCTCAAGGCAATTCACGGATTGAATGCTGAGGCTGAGTTAGCAAATATTCTCTCTACAGAGATTCTTGCTGAAATCAACCGTGAAGTTATCAGAACCATCTATAAGGTTGCTGAGCAAGGTGCTGTACAGAATACCGCAACTGCTGGTATCTTTGACCTCGACGTTGATTCCAACGGTCGTTGGTCAGTTGAGAAGTTCAAAGGACTTCTATTCCAAATCGAGCGTGATGCTAACGCAATCGCACAAAGAACTCGTCGTGGAAAGGGTAACATCATCATGTGCTCTGCTGACGTTGCTTCAGCATTGACCATGGCTGGTGTTCTTGACTATACACCTGCTCTGAATGCTAACCTCAACGTTGATGACACTGGCAATACCTTTGCTGGTGTTCTACAGGGCAAGTATCGTGTTTATATCGATCCTTATTCTGCTAACCTGACCTCAGGTAATGCATCTCCTGGTAATCAGTATTATGTTGTTGGTTATAAGGGTTCTTCCCCTTATGATGCTGGACTGTTCTATTGCCCTTATGTTCCTCTCCAAATGGTTCGTGCCGTTGGTGAGAACAACTTCCAACCAAAAATCGGATTCAAGACTCGTTATGGTCTTGTTGCCAATCCATTTGCAGAAGGAACTTCACAAGGTCTCGGAGCACTCAGAGTGAATGCTAACCGTTACTATCGTAGAGTTGCAGTTAAGAATTTAATGTAGAAATATGGTGAATATATTCATCATCTACAATATTTTTGGAGACCTCAAAAAGGTCTCCTTTTTTTTATCTAAATACTTAAAAAAATGGCAAGAAGAGATACACAAATAGAAAATAGGAATTTTCTTTCTCCTACTGGATTTAAATTTATTTTAGATAGAAGTCCTAAAGTTGCATTTTTTTGCAATCAAGCAAACATACCAGACCTCAATTTAGGTGTTGCAATTCAACCATCATATCTAAAAGATATTGATACTCCTGGAGATAAAATTGTATTTGGTGATTTGAATATTAGATTTTTAGTTGATGAAAATCTTGAAAATTATATGGAAATTCAAAATTGGATTCGTGGACTTGGGTATCCAGAAAGTTTAGAAGAGATTTATGATCTCCAAAAAAATGGAATTGTAAATCCAAAATATCTACAAAAATCAATGAATATTTACTCTGATGGAACTTTACAAATTTTAAGTAGCAATTTAATTGCAAAGTTTAATGTAAGTTTTAAAGATTTATTTCCATATTCTCTTTCTACAATTAGTTTTGATGCAACAGATACTGATATTCAATACTTTACAGCAGACGTAAGTTTCAAGTATACTATCTACAATATAACTGATTTAAGTGGAAATAATTTATGAATTTTGACCTTGAAATGATTCAAAAAATGTGGGAAAAAGATTCAATAATTGATCCAGATAATCTTCACACAGAATCATTGAAAATACCAGCACTACACGCAAAATACTTTGATATCTATAATAATACAATACTTCTAAAAAAGAAAGCAGAACAACAAAGAAAAAATATTAGACACGAAAGATATGAATATTATTCGGGAAAATCAGATCCAGAAACCTATATAGAAACTCCATTTCCTAAAAAGATTAGGGACAAAGATACTTTACAAAAGTATTTGGATGCTGATGAAAAACTTTCATCAGTTTCATTAAAGAATGATTATTACGATACAATGATTTTTTATATTGATAATATTCTTAAAATGATACACAATAGAACATATCAGATTAAAAATGCTATAGAATATCAAAAATTTATGAGTGGATTAGGGTAGATAAATACTCACAGATGAACAAATCATCGTGAGTGTAACAGACGTTATTATTAAAAAAGCAAACGAAGTATTTTTAAATTTAGAAACTCAACCACACATTGAGTATGAATTAAGAGATCATTTTACATTCCAAGTAGATGGGGCAAAGTTTATGCCCCAGTATAGAAATAAGCATTGGAATGGGGAAATTCATTTATTTGATGTTAGAACTAAACAGATTTATGTTGGTCTTTTAGATAAGATTATAAGTTTTTGTGAGCAATCTAATTATACTTATACATTTGAAGACAATAAATTTTATGGGCAACCCTTTGAAATAAATGAGGGTATCTCACTTGAGGGTGTTCAAGATTATATGAAATCTATTTGTTGTCACACTCCTCGTGATTATCAAGTAGAGGGAGTATATGGTGCATTAAGGCATAATCGAAAACTATTGATATCTCCCACTGCATCAGGCAAATCTCTGATGATTTATTCGTTAGTGAGATACTATGTAGATAAACACGAAAAAATACTTTTAGTTGTTCCAACGACATCACTCGTGGAGCAAATGTATAAAGATTTTCATGACTATGGTTGGGATGCTGAATCATATTGTCACAGAATTTATTCGGGAAGAGAAAAAACAAACGAACATCCAGTTACAATTACAACCTGGCAGTCAATATACAAACTTGAACGTTCTTTCTTCGAAGATTATGGTGTCATTATAGGTGATGAAGCTCATTTATTCAAGAGCAAGTCATTAATATCAATTATGACTAAATTACATCATGCTAAATATCGTTTTGGATTTACTGGAACTTTAGATGGAACTCAAACTCATAAATGGGTTTTAGAAGGATTATTCGGCCCTTCATATAAAGTTACAAGAACAGATGTGCTGATGAAGCAAGGACATCTTTCTCAGTTGGATATTCAGTGTATAGTTCTCAAACATTCTCCCAAGAAGTTTGATGTTTATGAAGATGAGATACAATACTTAATAACTCATGAGAAAAGAAATAACTTTATTAAAAATCTTGCGTTAGATTTAAAAGGAAACACTCTAGTATTATACAGTAGAGTTGAAACACATGGATCTATATTATATGAAAAGATAAATAGTAATAAGAAGAATGATAGAAAAGTTTTCTTTATTCATGGTGGTGTGGATACTGAAGAAAGAGAACTCACTCGTGAGATTACTGAAAAGGAAAATGATGCGATTATTGTTGCTTCTTATGGTACATTTTCAACTGGTATCAATATTCAAAATCTACACAATGTAATATTTGCTTCTCCTAGTAAATCTAGAATTAGAAATCTTCAATCAATTGGAAGAGTTTTAAGAAAAGGTAAAAACAAAACAAAAGCAGTTTTATATGATATCTCTGATGATTGTACTTATAACTCAAGAAAGAACTATACTCTCAATCACTTTATAGAAAGAATTAAAATATACTCAGAAGAAAAATTCAATTACGAAATAATTACAATACAACTCAAAAACTAATGGAAGAAGATTTTTACTCAACAATAAAATTGAAATCAGGTGAAGAAATATTTGCCAAAGTATCTGCTGTGGAAGAAGAAGATAAAACTTTATTAATTATTCTAAATCCAATTATGATATCAGAAATTAAAAATAGATTTGGAGTTTCTGGTTATAAGTTTGAACCTTGGATGAAAACAACAACAGAGGATATGTTTGTTATTAATTTAAATGATGTTCTTACAATGTCAGAATCTTTTGATATTGAAATGATTGTAATGTATCAATCATATGTGAGACAACTGGATACAAAAGGAATTAATGAATCTAAACCAAGTAAAACAATGGGTTATCTTTCAAATGTAAATGATGCTAAAGAAATCTTGGAGAAGCTCTATAAGATTAGTTAAGTATCTCTAAGTAACTTATACCAATCTTTTCAACCCTCACAAAGGTAATTGTACACTTATTTGAGAAACTTGTCAACTATTGAAATACATGTTATAATTCATACATATTAATGAACAAAACTTATGATAACAACAAATGTTATGACTAAAAGAAAAAGGTCAGATCATTATGTAAATAACAAAGATTTTCTTGCTGCTCTCATTAAGTATAGGGAAGATGTTGAAATTGCTTCTCTTCAAGATAAACCCAAACCAGTGATACCACGTTACATAGGTGAATGTTTTTTAAAGATTGCTAATCATCTTTCATTCAAACCAAACTTCGTAAATTATATGTTTAAAGACGATATGATTTGTGATGGAATTGAAAATTGTGTTCAATATATTCATAACTTTAATCCAAAGAAGTCTGAAAATCCTTTTGCTTACTTTACACAGATTATCTACTATGCCTTTCTTCGTCGTATACAAAGAGAAAAACGTCAGTTAGAAATCAAAAATAAAATACTTGAACGTTCTGGATTTAGTGAAGTATTTACAGATGATAATACACTTGACGGTGGGAATTATTCAGAATACAACTCAATAAAAGATGACATACACAGCAAAATAAGATACTAATTTTATAAATAGTATCGTGGTAATAAAAAATAAAATGAATATTCTTTATAAAATAACATACCTTCCTCATCTAAAAAATCAAACTCCACCTTATTACTATGTTGGATCAAAATATAATTATAATAAAAAGTATTTTGGATCTCCATCATCTAAACAAAAAGATTGGTATAGTGGGGACCTTACTATTTGTAAGTGGTGGAAACAAAAAATAAAAAATAATAAAGATGATTTTTATTTTGAAATTGTATCAGAATATGATGAAATGTCTCCTAAGCAATTAGTTGAGGAGGAGAAAAAAATTCATATAGAATTGAATGTTAAAAATAGTGAGAAATATTTTAATAAATCTGTGGCAACTTCTGGGTGGGTTTCTGTTCCAAGAACAGATGATACAAGGAAAAAAATAAGTGAGATTACCAAAAGTTATTGGGATAAAAATAGTCAAAAAGCATTAGAAAGAAGAAAGGAATTGAGTGAAAGAAATAAAAAAATAAAATCTAAAGAATTAAAAGAAAAATGGAAAAATCCAACTGATAAAATGTTGGATAATTATGAAAGATTTGTCAATATGGTAAAAAACCAAAAAAGAGGTAAGGATAAATTTAAAAGAAAACAAAGGACCACACAAAAAGTTTTTTGTTGTGGTATAATATATGAAGATGCCATTGAAGCAAGTAAAGTCGTCGGTATTAATCCAGCCAATATTCGTCGTAAATGTAGATTGGACCAATATACTGATTGGTATTATTTGAAATAAAATTATGAAAATTGCTATTATTACAGACACTCATTGGAGCGCCCGCAAAGCTTCTAAAAATTTTCACGAGTATTTTCAACTTTTTTATGATAATGTATTCTTTCCTTCCTTAGAAGAGCACGAGATAAAGACAGTCATTCATATGGGTGATGCCTTTGATAATCGTAAAAATATTGATTTTTGGGGATTGGATTGGACTAGAAGAGTTGTATTGGAACCTCTTAGAAAGTATGAAGTTCATATGATTGTGGGTAACCACGATATATATCTACGCAATTCTACTAAAATTAATGCTCCCTCACTTTTACTTCAAAATTATTCAAATATAATAACTTATAGTGACCCTGAAGTTATTAAAATTGGAAACCTAAATGTTCTTCTTATCC